GTTCAACGGCGTCAGCGGCTGTGTAGCATCGTAGGACAACAGGCTGTTAATGGCCGACGTCCTTTGGTCCACAGGTACACCCGGCGCAGGTACGAATGCCATGGGTTCATCCAACGGATTCTCCGATTCGGCCAGTAGGTCGATCAGAGTGGTCCCGCCCTGCTCCGATAGAGCCGGACTACCGCCGGCCTTGGGATCAATCAGGCGCATCACAGGCTCGCCGTAACCAAGCTCCGCCTCAATGGTCCTGAATAGGTTGCGGTACTCCGATATCGACCGGCCTGCATCCAACGTCTGCGCAGGACCAGCCTTGCCGTCAGGCTTCTCGCTAGGCAGCACCCACTCGCCATAGTTGCTGAAGTCAGGGAACTCCCGCACCACAATGCGCTTCCCATCCTCGTAGGCCAACAGCCACAGGCAGAACCAGTTACGCGCACCAGCCGGATCGCACACCATGTACAGCGTACCACCGGGAGGCACATTATCCCGCTCGATACAGTGGATATCCGGCCTGAACCGAGCGAAGGCCTTGCCGATGTTGTCCGAGGCCCACCCATAGGCACGAGTGAGGATCTGGCCCATAGGAGAGGCCACCAGCTTCGACTTCATTTCATCGAAGGGGTTGTAGGGATTGTCCTCAGAGAAGAAGAACACCGTCCTCCGATTGGTCTGAGCCTGAACCATAGTGCGAGCAGCCTTTCCCATAGGCCACGTAGGAAGCGCTTGTTTGCCTTTGAGCAACTCAGCCTCATGGAATGCCGATATAGCAGAGCCAGCAGTGAACTCCTTGTACACACTAGCCACACCTTCCAGCGGTGTCTGTGTTACCAATAACTTACCGCGGCGCGTAATCAGTCGATACCGCAACGTCTCAACCCAGCTCTGCGGAACCAACTCATCGCACCAAATCAAGTCGGCCTCACGTCCCTCAATAGTGTTCTCACTCTGCGTGTAGTTCAGAAAATCACACCGTGAGCCATTAGGAAGAATGAAAGAACCATCCGTGAAACCATTCTTCCTGCTGTAGTTCAAATAGTGAATGCGGCCCTTCTTAGTAGCTCGTAGTGCTACAGGCAGATAGTTGTATATTGCAGGCTGCTGTACAGTTACGCTAGTGGCATGGCTAGTGTGACAACATAGTGCATTAGCGTTCTCCTTCTCCAATAGTGTTTGCACAATGCGCCGTGCTGCCCACAGTGTTTTACCTGCGCGGTTACCACCGGAGATCAGCAGCTCCTGTGTGGCAGCAAACTCGGTATTAGCAATCTCCCAGTGGTCCGGAATGAAGCCGTAAGTGTACGGATCGGCCTTCTCCAGTAGGACAAGCTGGGTACGCTTGAGCTTCAACTCGAGTGCGCGGGGGTGCGAGGCGTCGACCTTGGGTATGACAGGGTGCTGCGGCTGCTCGTTCCACCAAGCGGCGTTGCACGCCTCGGTGCAGAAGCGCTTTTGCTTAGGGCCTTCGCGAGGCTTGAGGATGGTGAAAGGCTTGGAGCACGTGAGGCAGAGTGGAGTCATTTCTCGATATTTTTCGTTTGGATAAACCCGTCAACTTTTAGCGTTCCAAGCAAATCGCCGACCCCCTCCCCCGGGGTGGCCCTTGTAACGGGGTAGGACATTGGTCCTGCGGAGGGGTGCTGACGTGCGTTTCGATCAATGTTTACGGGCCTTTGCTGCTGGTTTGCGTCACCAAGTGAATATAACTGCTATTGTGCATCAATGCGTCGAAACAGGCCTAAACTCGCGTGTTTCGGTGGTTACCGCGGTGTAGGGGTAGGACATTTCGGGCCACTACCTAAACCAGATCGGGCGTATGCTCGTCGTTCACAGGGGTCACATCGCGCTCTTTCATGTCCTTCATCAGATCCCGGTGGCTTACTGTTGCTGTCATAGCGAGGTGTATTGATGTAGGCTGACCCTTAATTACAGCTAATTTGTCTGTGAGCACGGCGACCGCGACCGGTAAGCTCCTATCGTCGATCAAGTTAATAGAGGATTCAGCCAACCGCTTGGTTCCTTTCCAGATCGCCACCTCGATGAATCCAGTGACGTCGCGCCTCCAGTCTTCCTCGTTCTCGGGGTAATCTGTTGGAACCTTGACTCCTCTGATCAGCTTAAAAGCAGTATGTTGGCATACTCCAGCGTCAGCAGCTATCTTCTCTAACGGCTTGTTGTGTAATATTCCTTCTACAACAGCATCAGCCTTTTCCTGTGTTAGAGAGTTGTTGAAGTGTTGATTCGGATGATTGGTTTTAACATATCCAATTTCTTCTGCTGCCTTGAAGACCTTGTCCATGGTCTCCTTCGGATACTTTGTGCTGCCTGCGAGTATGCGCTGAGTGTAAACGTAATTTACACCAGCAGCTTCTGCTACCGTATTGAGACTTGGTCGCTTCTTCTTCTCAGCCGGCATAAGGTTTGAACGAGTACGGATACTCACCCCAATGGTGGAGCTGTTTCCGCGGTTTCATTGAGTAGTGCTGCACATCGCACAGGGACAACCGCATGGCAGCAGCGTAGTCCTCCGAGAGGTACTCGAACTGCCCGGGCATGGTATCGACTGCGAACGGCATCCACAGCGTTGGGAACTCCTCGACCTGCACATCCTTGCACCAGTCGACTTTATACGGTGTCTGCACTCCTGACCCTCCGAGCGTATCAAGTGCGCCTATAAGGCAACGTCGAGGGATTGCGAGGCATCCGCTTGCGAACATCCGGATCGGCACAAGCTCCGTAGAGCACTCAGCATCATTCACCTGATGCTTCAGGGCTGTCAGGTGCTCCGTCATCGGACGCAGGGCCGGCCTAGGCGGAACCGTTCTGCAGGGATAGGGGATGCACACCGTTGCCTGATGCTCATGGGCAAGCTCAGCCATCCGGATGATATCCTGCGGGTCGAACTCGATGTCATGATCTACCTGCACCCAGACGTCCTTGCCGGAGTCTAGGAACCACTTGGTAGCCCTGCAGCGACTGCGGGAGATCAGTGCGTCTTCGCGGATAGCCCTTAGATCAGTCTGTCGGTCGCTACGGCTGAAGTTGGCCGCTAGTCCTACCCAAGACATCAGGCAGGCCGCTGAGATGCCGCCATAGGCATACAGGCTGACGTGTATGGACGGCCTAGTTCCCGACTGTGTAGTCTCCTTCACCGTCGAGTTTGGCTTGGGTGCGTATAGGAACGGGTCGTCCATCTGTTGTGACTCTGTGTTGTTTGTGTCTGCCATATCAATCTTTGGTGCGTTGGTCGGTGAGGAATTGCTCGTGGCCTTTACTGATCAGGTAGCAGATGGATCCGCGGGATACTCCGCAGGCCTCTGTGACCTCATCCAGTGTCATTCCCTGCTCTCTGAGGTCGTAGGCCATCCTGCAGAGCTGCGGAGTGTACTTCTGTTCGATGATTCGCTCTGTCTCGAGCAGCATGGGATCCAATGAACCGTCCGGCAGGTACTTCTGGCCTACCGGGTAGGACATCCATCCGGCACTGATGGCTTTCTTGATCAGGGCCGGCGCATCGTTCAAGAGCTTGGCCCGATCTAGGTCGTATTTCGGTTTCATTGTCAGTAGCTGGGTGATGGGTCGGTGAAACGGCAGTATTGGCCTTCGTACCATAGGTTCACCAGTCCACACTCGCCGTCTCTCTGCTTGGCTATGGCTATCACTGCTTCGCCTCTTGGTTCATTCCTGTCCCGGTTGAGCAACAGCACAAGATCCGCATCGCGTTCTATCTGCCCTGAGTCCGCTAGGTCTGTCAGCTTGGGTATGCGTCCCTTGTCTTTTTCGTTCTCACGGTTCAACTGGGCGAGCGCTACGATAGCAGTTTTAGTGTCGGTGGCTACAGCTTTCAGCTTTCCCGATACTTCAGCGATCTCATAGGTCTTCTTCTCGGCACCTCTGGAGCCATGGATTTTCTGCAGGTAATCCACAAGAACCAACTGCACTTTCCACTTCCTTACAGCACGCCGTATTACAGCAGTCACTGAGGCAATATTCGATACACTGGAACCAGACACAAAGTGTATTGGACTATTGG